GCGCAGGCGCCGGTCCTCCATCGCCGATCGCACCGGGTAGGCAAGCTCCTCCTTCACCTTGGGCGTGAAGGTCACCCCCTCTATCTTGTATTCTCCGAAGCGCCGCTTGGCATCATCCACCCAGCCGATGCCGAGGCCTGTCTCGTCAATGCACACCCGCCGGCAACGCTCGAACCACGGCCACAGGACCGCCTCCTGCTCGGCCTTGGTCTTGTTGCGCAGGGACTCGACGTGGCGTGTGTAGCGGCCATCACCCAGACGTTCGAGCACCCACAGCACGGTGAGGTCGCGTCGCCGCCCGATGTCGACCCCGGCATAGAGGGCCTCACCCTCGATGGCCCGCCAGTCCACGCCGCGCTCGTACTCGCAGGACGCAATCAGGTCGTATTCGAGAAAGGCCACGTCATCGTCGGCGGGCTGGCACATGTACTCTTGCTGGAAACTCTCCTCGTCGGCGCAGCCTGCGCGCACCCAGTCGAAGTACTCCGCCTCATCCATGTCCTGGCGCTCGTCATCCGCCGGCAGCATTTGCTGCAGCTTCCATAGAAAGCCCTGTTCCAGCGCGTCCTGCAGGGTGACACGGTGGTGGCTGATTCGCTTGGGGTTGCCCTTCTCGACGATCTCGCGGATGAGCTCGTTGAAGAAGTTGTGGCTGCCGCGATGTGTGGAGATCACCTCCAGGCTGCCGCCCCAGGTGATACCGGGGTAGGCGATGGACCACAGCTTGCGCGGATCGGGGTGGAGCGCGAATTCATCGAGGATGCGCCCGCCACGCTTACCGGCCTGGGCGTCGGGATTCGACGACATGGAGTGGATGCGCCGTCCATTGGCAAAGCGCAGCACGTAGGCAGAGATTTTGGCGTCAGGATCGATGACCTCCTCTCCCAGGTCCTCGGCCGCCAGCTCCAGGGCGCTTGCCCACATCTTGCAATCCTCGATGAACAGCCGCGCCTGCAGGTCATCGCGTGACGAGACCCACTGGTCGTGACGCGCGCCGCGCCGGGCGGTACGCTCCACCGCAGCGTAAGCAGTGGTCCAGGACCAGCCGATCTGGCGCGACTTCTCGCCGAGCTTGAGGCGGCTGCCATCGGCCGCCCACTTCGCCTGGTACGGCAGAAAGAGCGCCTCGGTGTCGGGCGGCTTAATCCTGGCTCGGCCCACGCGCAGCCTCCCGGAGTCGCTTGCACGACAGCTTGAAGTAGTCTGGCACCGACTCGATGCCGTGGTACTGGTAGCCCTCCAGCAGCGCGGCGACACCTGTCGACGACGAGCCGGCAAAGGGGTCGAGAATGAGCCCACCTGGCCGCACCGCCAGCACCAGCTGGCGCATGAGCGACACCGGCTTTTCCAGAATGTGCACTTTGCCAACGTTTTTCGTCGCCACCTTAATGACTCCCGGTAGATAGATGTCGTCGCGGGGCAGGTGGCCTGCCCCCCCCCACAGCACGAACTCCGACTGCATCCGAAAACCGCCACGATATGGCCGGCACCCCTGCCCCTTGTCCCACACCACGACGCCCCGCACGCGGATGCCGGCGGCCATGACGATGCGATAAAGGGTGGGGGCATTGCGCCAGTCGATGAACACGGCGAAGACACCATCCTCCGCCAGCACCCGGCGGCACTCTCGGGCCCAGCGCGCCATTTGCTCGGCCCACGCCTCGGGATGGACATTGTCGCCGTGGATTTCGGGGAGCGTGCTTTGGTAGCTGGCCGTGGTGCTCACGTATTTGCTCTTGGCGTTTCTCATGCGCACGCTGGCGCTGTCACCGCCGGAGCCGTAAGGCGGATCGGTGATGATGCCGTCCACCGACCCATCCGGGATCCGCGCCATGAGCTCCAGGCAATCGCCGAGTTCCATGCGCCAGCGCTTGCCGGTGCGCACCGACTGCGGCCGGCGCACCAGCGCGCCACAGTGACGACACACCCGCCGCGTCGCCTGACGAGCCATCAGGAGATCCCCATGATCCGGTTGCGGATGGCCTCGATGGTCTCATCCGACAGACCTCCGCGACGGGCCTCCTCGCCGGCGCGCTCGGCCGCCTCGGCCAGGGCCTGAGCACGGATCTCGCGCTCGCGGCGGACGTTTTCACCGGCGGCCTGCTCCAGTCGGTGGACCGAGATGGACAGCTCCTTGAGCATCCGCACCAGTGCCGGGGCACTCTCGGCATCCAGCGAGGCGACCCCGTCCTGCAGCTGCAGGCTGAGATCGAAGGCCAGGGTGCGCAGGATCTCGTTGACCAGGTGGCCGAGCTGGCCCTGGGGCGCCGCGCCCAGCTTGGCGATCCAGGCCTCTGCCACCTGGCGTGACTCGCGCAGTCGGCGACCCACCTCCCGCATCTTGAGGTCGTAGCGGTTGACCGCATGGCGGCTCACCTTGTGCTCGGCCAGGCCCAGTTCCTCGAGCAGGGCGTTGACCCGGGCCGTGGCCTCCTCCTGGGTGATGGCGGGGTCCCGCAGCCAGGCATTGAGGGCCTCGCGGGCCTCCTGCGGCAGGCGGTCGATGGTGGACTGGCGGCCCATTACGGCGCCTCCTCATCGAGGAGCAAACGGCCGTTTTCCACTGCCACAGCGGCGCCGCAGGCGGGACAGGCCAGGGCGACGATGACAGGCGCCGGTCCATCCAGGCTGACCACCGGCAGAAGGTCTGGGGGGTTGGCGGGGGTGCACGCGCAGTGGACGAACACCTCGGCGCCGTCCGCCCCCGGGCTGAACGGGACGACCTCGCCCACGATCATGCCTCCGGCCGCGGGCGGGCCACACCCGGAACCCGGGCCCGGCCCAGGGCGGCGTCCTGTCCCCGGCTGGTGATCCTGGCCACGATGATGCCCGCCACCTCCTCCTGGGTGACGAGCCCCTGCTCCTCCAGCCATGCCAGGTGTGCGCGGAGACTGTCGTAGCTCAGCTCATGGCCGACGCAGCGGACAATCTCACGCAGCACGTGCTCGTTGTGGCTGTAGCCTGGGTCCTGTTCCAGGGCCTGCAGGATTGCGAGCCTGGCATCGGCGTCCACGATCTGGCGGTAGCTCACCGTTTGCCTCCGCGATTCAACAGGTGGTCATTGACGAGCTCCAGCTGGCGTGCCACTCCCCCGACAGTCCCGGTCAGCTTCTGCAGCTGGCCGTGCAGGGCGTTGAGGCGGTCGTAGACCTGCCCGATGTCCTTGTGCCGCGGGAGCGATTCGACGACCTGCTCCACGCGCGTCAGGCGATCACCCTGGTTGTCCAGTCTCTGGTCCACATCCTCCTCGAGCTTGCGGATCGCACTGGTGGTGACGCGATGCCTGCTCGTCAGCCACACATAGACGGCCACCACGCCGGTCAGCAGCAGCTGGAACACATCGAACCAGAACCGGAGCGCCTCATAATCCACGCTCGACCTCCAGTGACTGCAGTTGTGCTGCCCCTAGCCGTCGGCCAGGCGCTTGAGCAGGGCAGCGGCGGCTTCGGTGCTCGCCGTCCGCAGCTCTCGCAGCTCCTCGTCGGTGATGTCGCGCCCCTCCGCGGCAGCCCGCTGCAGGAGCTCCTGCAGCCGCAGCGAGGTATTCGTCACGGCGATGAGCAGATCGATGGCCTGCAATACGTTGTTACCCATGTCGCACCTCCAGGCAGGTGGATGCGCCGGCGGGCGGCGGCGAGGACTCAGCCACCACGTCGCGCAGCGTCTGCAACGCCAGCTGCATCAGCCGCATGCGATTGTTGAACACATCGAGATCGCCGGCCTCAAGCGCACTGTATGCGGCCCGCCGCGACAGCTCGATGGTACTGATGGCCTCCGCCAGCCGGGCGCGGCCGCCGGCGGAGATGCGCCCCTCGTCCAGGTGACGGCTCACCGCCGCCAGGGCCTCCTGGTAGGCGATCTCGAACGCGGCCATGCGCTTGCGCGCCGTGTCGATGGGCGGCATGGCGGCGCACGCCGCCAGGCCTGCCAGGAGCACGACCAGCATCACGGCCCGGATCATGCTCCACCTCCCTGGACCGGGATCCCGGCCACCGATCCCACCGGCTTGCGGTTCCTGGAGAACGCACCCCACAGGAACAGGCCCGCGCCGATGATCTGCAGGATCGCATCGACCACAGCCTGCTGGTCGATCTCGATGCCCAGCGACGACAGGAACGGGGCGAGCAGGTACACGATCGCGCCCCAGGTCTGCTTGGATTGGAAGAAGTCCTTGGTCTCCACGTTGCACCTCCCATGCGGCTATGGCGCCGCCTCGATGAACTCCGCCGCCCGGTTGGCCCAGCCGGCGGCAAACTCGGCCTGGTCTGGAAAGCGGGTCACGATCCGGCCGTAAAACCGGACCCGCCGGGCGAGCACCCTGCGGTAGACCACCGCCTCGCCCGTCTCTCGGATGGCCTGCCGTGTGAGCGGGCCCAGGATGCCGTCGACCCTGGCACCGGCGGCGCGCTGGAGCCAGCGCGTCACCCGGCGCGTGCCGTGTTGCACGCCCGAATCGACCATCAGCTCGCGCAGGCGCTGGTCCTCGATGCCGTCGAAGCCGGGCTCGACGATATAGAGATGGTGGTAAATGGCCCTGGCCTCGTCTTCGCGCAGCGCGGCGACCTCGCGCGCGCTGACGGGGCGCTTGCGCCAGCGAGACAGCGTCTTTTGGGTGATGCCGTACTTGGTGGGTCCGCCCCGGTCGGCCGGGCGGTTGGTGTACTGGTCACCCTCGCGCCGGATGATCTCGTCGATGATGCGGTCCGGCCCCATGCGATCATCTTCGGCGCGGGGCAGGCCGGGTAGGGTTTAACGCGGGTTAGTTATCGAGGGGCAAATCCGGCTGCGTGCGCCGGCGATGGATGGCGCGCTGACGCGCAAGGATACGATAGACGGCCTGCTCGGTGAGCTTGTACTCCTTGGCCAGCAGCAGGACGCTCTCGCGCCGGCCGTCATAGCGGTCCCACATTTTCTTGTCGCGGATGGCGCAGTCGAGCTCGTCACCCTTTGGCAGATAGAACGTCGCGCCACCGTGGTACTTCGCCAGCGCGTAGATCACTGCCGCGGCCAGGCGCCGCGCGTGCTCGGCATCGCCCAGCTCGCGCACCAGGGCGTGGGCCGCGACGTCCACCATGCTCGCCAGCGTCTCCGGCCAGCGTGCCCGGATGTCCGGATCGTCCAGGTGTTCCAAGACGTCATCCGGCAGGGCGTCGGTCTCGAACAGATCACGACTCATCGTTTCAGGGCCCGCTTCAGCTTGGCCGCCTCGGCCTGGCCGCGAGCGCGGTCGATGTGCGCCCGCGCCGGCTGCAGGCCACCGCTGGCACGATTGTAGCGGTAGCCCCGGTCAGATTCTGCTTTGGCTTCCTGCTGCCCTTCGGCCTTGGCCGCGAGGCCTGCGACCACCTCGTACAGGTAGGCGTGCGATCGCAGCGGCCGGGTCAGCTTGTCACTGCGTGCGAGCAGCTGTTCCAGGGCGGTACGCCAGTACTCGTGCGGTGCCGGCCAGGCGCGGCCGTGTCGCGTGACCTCGCCCGCCTCGATGGCCCCGGCCAGTTCGGTGAGAAGGCGCGCGGCGCGTTCCCAGGACAAGGCGCGCTTTTCAGGCCGGAACAGGCCCATGTAACGCAGGATGAGCGGCCCCAGGCCGTGGGGCAGGCGCAGGGCGGCGGCCACTGCCTGGCGCGCGGCATCGTCGGTCAGTGCCGCCTCGATGGGAAAACGCGCCTGGCAGCAGGGGCAGGTCAGCTGCATGTCTCGTCTGCACGGGGCCGAAAGTCCGCCCCCTTGGGCACGGCAATGAGGCCCTGCTGATCGAGCAGGGCGTGGATGACCTTGGGTTTCAGGGTAATGCTGGCGTGGCCTGCCGGCAGCTGCAGGGTGATGGTGTGCACGGTGTCCTGTTTCGCCTGGCGCCCCCGGCAATACATGCGCCCGACTTCGTAGCCGGCAACGAAACAGGCGAAAGCGATGCCGATGACGAGAAGATCGCTCATACGGCCTGCTTCTTCCGGAGTCTCGTGATGTGAGCGCGCAAGGCGCGGTTGCTACGCTCCAGGCGCTTGCGTTCGGCCCGCTCCTCGTCGAGCCACTGTTGCAGGCGGTCGCGCTCGGCAAGCAGCCGCCTGTGCTCATGCGCCATCGCCTCGGTCGCATCGGCGATGCGCTGCAGGCACCCGAACTTGAGCTGGTCCAGGGGCGGCTTGTCCCGGTCCGAGAACCAGGCCCTGCGCGACTCGTCAGCAAGCGTGTCCTTCATGTTTGATGTCTCCGTCTGTCGTATTCGAGCGCGGCGACGATGCGCCGCAGCTGATCCGGCGTGCACCACTCGAAGCGTTGCACGTGGAACATCCGCCTGGCCATGCCGTCGGCGTAGGCCTCGGGCCGCTCGCCCAGCAGTGCCCGGATCTTGGCGATGAGCGGTGCCCTGTTCACCGACGGGGTGCTGCGACCATGCTGGCGCGAGCGAAACCCGCGCGCGCGCAGGTGCTGGAGCACCGCCCGCCGCCCCGCCTCATCCAGGTCAGCCGCCGAGCGCACGCGCGCGACCGTCCACAGCATGTTGCGGTAGGTGGCGTCGTCCAGGCCGAGCTGCTTGGCGGCAATGTGGATCTTGGCCAGGTCCGCCCGCCTGCGGTCGTCACTCATCACCGGACTCCTCGCGCGGAGGGCTCAGCAGGCCCAGCCGGATGAGTCGCTCGCGCTCAGCCTCCCGGCCGAGCGCGCGGCCCACCATCAGGCCGATGACCACGCCCACCAGCAGGGCGATGGCCACCTCGCGCGTGACGATTATCTCAGTCACCGGCCGGGGCCCCGATCCCCATCCCCTTGAAACCTTCACATTGCAGTGCCTCAAGGCGTCGCCTGGCCTCGGCGGCCTGTGCATTGGCATCATGGCGACTGCCGGCGGTGGCGCCCGTGACGCACTCGGTGCCGACCCGAACCCGCCACGCCCAGGCCGGCTGCCAGCCGTCGATTGCCGGCGCCCACGGCGCGAACCTCGCCGGCTTGACCTCGATGCTCACCCGCGGCGCGGCAGCCCTGCGGCGCGCAGGCGCCTGTACCTTTCGGCGGCGCTGGGGCGGCGGCAGCGGCGGCAGCCCACAGTCTGCGAGCACCCCGTTTGCGGCCTCGATGCTGCGCCTGCCGAGGCACTCGCCCAGCAGCGCTCCACGGACCGTCGAGCAGTTGAGGCCGCGGGCGCGGCAATACGGCCACATGGACGTGCCGCGCTCTGCCAGTACGGCACGCACGCGGGCATAGAGAGCCTCGCCCGGGCAGGAGAATCCGTCCGCGGCCTTCATTGCACCACCTCAGCCGCCTCGGCCGCTTCGGCCTCGATGCGCTCGGCATCGGCCAGCAGCGCATTGACCAGCTTGTCCACATCGGAGTCGGTGGGCTTGATCACCACCTGGTCGCCGGTGTCCTCCACTCTCACGCCCACGCGCTTGAGTTCGGCGACGGACAGCTGCGCCAGGGCCTTGCGCACCGGCTCCTCCTTGACCCGGATGAGCGCATCGGCCTGTTCCGGGAAGTGGCGGCGAATGAGTGCCACGACACGGCCCGGATCGTCGAACACCAGCCGGCCGCTGCCCTTGGTGAAGCCCACCCGCACTCCGGCGATGACCAGGGTGCGGGGACGCCGAAACAGCTCCGGGCTGGCCTCGATGGCCGCCCGCAGCCTGTCGTGGGCCTCGGCCGCCACCGCAACAGCCCGCTTGATGCCGCGCAGTCGGCGGCGTTTGATCGTTTCGATCTCCTCCTGCATCGCCTGGACCCGTGCCGCCAGCAGCTCGCGCGCCTCGGCGTACTCCCGGGTGCGGCGCTCGATCTCGTCCATCGTCGCCATGTCTCCTCCTAGAGCTTTAGCCTGAGCTGGCCGGCAAGGTCCGGCAGGCTCACTCGCTTCATCGCCGCCACCTGCGAGAGCGAGCACATGGCCCGCTCGTAGAGGAAGCGGCAGGTGTGGTCCAGATCGGCCTCGTCCCTGGCGATGAAGTAGCCCGTCTCCGGATGCGCGCAGATGTGGTGGCCCTCGGCCCGCAGCTCGGCGATGAGCCTACGCAGCCGGCGCTGATCGGCGGCACTGGGGGCGGCACCGGTGATCTCCGCCACCAGCAGGTCCGCCCGCTGGCCGTTCTCCGGGCCCACATGCCGGGCCAGTGCGGCGAGCACCTGGTCACGCGTCATCATGGCGCCGTCCCGGCCAGGCGGCCTCGTCTCCCATCGCGTGGTCGCTGGCGTCATCCGCATCACTGGCGGATACCAGCGCCGCCATCGCGATGACCCCGACCATTCCACCAGCCAGGAGCCCGAGCAGACCAATGACGATACAACTCATAACGCACCCCCTACCGTGTGCGACTTGTCAGCGCACGATGCGCAGATCCCATCGACCAGGTGGTGGTCCACCAGGCCGCACCAATCGCAGCGGCCGATGCGCTCCGCCTGCGGCCGGCGCAGATCGCGGAGCACGTCCTGCCACTGTTCCACCAGCTCGGATCCGAGCCAGTCGCCCTGCTCCTCGGCCAGGTGGGAGAGCCGCTCGGCCATGCGCCGGGCAACGTGGATGACCTGTCGCAACGACATGTCACGGCGCCGATCCTCGACCTCCAGGACATCGATGCCGTCAATGCCGGGGAATTCGGTGTTTGTATCGGTCACGGCGTGCCTCCTATCGCTTCCAGGGCATCGTGTGATGCTTGAGGGGTTCGATCATGTGGGCCCCGCGCAGCTGCGCGCGGCGCTCCACCTCGGCGGCGGCCTCCTCGGCCAGAATGGCCATGTCCACGCGGGCCTGAACCTGGCGCTGGGCACTGAGCAGTGGACGCGGGGCCTCGTCCGCAGGCGTCTCCCGCCAGACCAGGTGCTGGAGCCAGTGCTCCGGATCGCGCATGAAGGTCTCGAAGCGCAGGCCGGTGCGGCGGTGCAGATCGTTGGCCACGAACAGCCGGCCGTAGTGCTCGATGTGTTCGTCGCTGTACATGGTGTCCTCCTCAGTGGTGCAAGCGGGCGTGCGGACAGCCGGACCGGCACGCCTGGTACAGGCGGATCCGCTGCGGGTTGGTGTTGGCGAATGGCTGGCGCTGGTATTCCAGGCAGTGGTGCGCACGCAGCTCGCCCAGGACAGGGCACTCGATGGTGTAGGCGAGCAGCGCGCCGCGCACGGCGTGCTCGACCGCGTGCAAATCGCCCTTGTAGGTGCCCTTGAGCACCTGGTTGATGACGGTGGCGGAGTAGCCGATCTCCTCGGCCACGCGCTTCTGGCTGCGGCAGTCGCAGGCCTCGGCCAGGACACGGATCCATTCGGGCATGGTCTCGCCCCAGGCGGCGAGAGCGTTGTCGGTGGAGGTGGTGCGCTGCGCCTGGCTCATGCCTCACCTCCTGCGCTCCAGACCACCTCGCCCAGGTTGGGATCGAAGACCTGGCGCACGCGCTGGATCATGGGCGGGCGGGGGCCGGTGTAGCGCCCGGGCAACAGGCGATAAGTGCCCGGGCGGCCCGGGCCGCCGGCGTCGACCTGGTGGAGGTAGCCGGCGCGGTGCAGGTAGCGGCAGTAGTGGCGCGCCTCGGACTCCGCCACCGGGCACTCCTCGGTGGACGCCTGCACGGCCAGATCGCGCCAGGTGAACGTGCCGAGGATGCGCATGGTGCGCCACATCTGCTCGCGCGACAGTCCCTGCACGACGACGGTGCCGTCACGGCGCACGCGCGGTGCCTCGACACCCATGTCCTTGACCAGCCGCCAGCGTGCAGCCCGGAAGGCGCCGGGTACGCGGGGCGGGGCGTCCTCGATGCGCTCCAGGTAACCGGCCCGCTCCAGACCCATCACGTAGGTGCGGATGGTGCTCTCCTTGATGTAAGTCTCGCCTTCCAGGTCCAGCGTGGTGAACTGGCCCAGCTTGCGGATGGCCTGCCAGATCACCTCGCGCCCCTCGGGCCGGCGGGCGTCTGCGACGAGATGTGCGGGTCTACGCGGCATCGGGACCCCCTTCGGGCTCGGTGCCCGGATCGTCGATGCCGGCGGCGCACGCCTGCTCCACCAACTCGTCCCAGCTGATGGTCCACAGCCGGCCGGTGCGGGCGGACTTGATGACCGGCCGCTTGTCTGCGACCGACACGCCCAGCCGGTACAGGCGGCCGCCGGCGCGGGCCACGCCGACGTGGCGGCACAGGGTCAGCATCCCCGGGGCATAGACCTTGCCGCTCATGCGCGTGCCCCCCGCTGCAGCTCGCCGGTGTAGAACTCGCGAGTGCCCCACTTGGCCAGGTCCACTTCTCGCCAGCCGTTGATGCCGGCCTCGCGGCGGATGTTTTCGAGGTTGACGCACACCCTGCGCACGGAGCCCTTCGCGATCTGGTGGATGCGCAGGAGCAGCTCGGGGGCGATCTGGATGTCCTTGCAATACAGGCGTGCCAGCAGCTCCGTGTCCTCCAGGCTCACCGGGCGGGCCGAGACCCAGCGCAGGACCCGGCCGTCGACCTTCTCCCAGGCCTTGAGCTTGTGCGGCAGCTGTTCCTCGCCGATGATCATGATCGCCGCCCCTGAGCCCTCATAGAGGTCCTTGACGATTTCCGTGGCTCGCTTGTCGACCAGGTAATCGAACTCGTCGATGATGAGCGGGCGCCGTGACAACACCAGCTGCTCGCTCACCTGGTCGGCCATCTCGTAGAGGGTGCGGGCGGGTTGCACGCCCATCTCGCGCAGGATGGCCAACAGCAGCGCCTTGCGCGTCCACGTACTCTTGGCCTCGACGTAGTACGCCCGCAGCTTGTTTGCGGCGTAGGCCGCGGCGGTGGACTTGCCGTAGCCGCTGGGGCCGTGCATCACCACCAGGCCCGGTAGGTGCGGCGGGCGGTCCTGGGCCCGCTGCAGGGCCGAGACGCACTCGCTGACATTGCTCAGCGGCGCGGTGGTCAGAGTGGGAAAGTTGACGACGGTATCGTCTTCGCGCATGATAACTACTCCTTATCGCAACGTTCGGCCTGCTTTTGCGGGCCTTTTTCTTGTTCGGCCTCGACTGCCGCCTCGACCGGTTCTCCATCGACCAGCAGCCCGAACTCGCGGTGCAGCCGCAACTCGGTGCGGAACTCGATCTGCTGGACGTAGTAGGTCAAAAACTCCAACTCGTCGTGTGACAGCGACTTGCCGTCCCGGGCGGCGCGCCACAGGCGCACCCACCGCCGGAAGGTCTGGCGCGGTGTCTCCGCCTCGCGCATGGGCGTGATGTTGATGCGCGCGACACCTGCCTCCCACTCCGCCACCATCTGTTCGTGCAGCTCCCGCGCTTCGTCGCTCGCTCCGCTGTCGCGCGGCCCATCCTGACTGCGGGCCGCGCGCGCAGCCTGTGCCAGGTCGGGCGTGTTGTGGGCCTCGGCGGCACGCGGCAGCAGGGCGACCTTCTCGGACTGCTCGATGCGGTGCTGCAGCACGACCTCGGCGATGTTGGACTTGATGGCGCGGCGGTGGCGGGCCGCCTCCTTGCGCTGGGCAGCCAGCAGCTCGCGCTGCTTGGCCTTGGTGACGGCCGCCGCTTCGGTACGCGATATACCCCTGAGCTCGTGGGCAATCGCCACGCAGATGAAGACACCATCGGCGTCATATACGAACAGCTTGGCCAGCTCGTCGGGATCGCGCTTGAGCTTGACCTGCTGGCCGACGTAGGCCGCGAGCTCGGGGGCGATGTAGTGGTAGTGCTCGTAGCGGATGCCTTTTTTCGTCACCACGCGGGTGCCGGCGATCTCCATCAGCAGCGCGTCGAGGGCCCGATCGTCCGTGATGCGCTTGACCTTGCCGGCGGCGGCCGCCACCTCGAAAGGCGTGCGCCCGCCCAGGCCCTCGTGGGGATTGTGTGCATAGACATGCCGGCACCAGTCGTCCAGCCGGCGCTGCAACTCGGCGGCGGTCATCGACACCTCCACCACTTCGCCGCGCTTCATGATGCGCTCGGCGAACGATCGGCGTGCCTCGATGGCCTTGCGCTGGGCGACGTTGTGGCCGATGAATCCGGGCAGCAGTTCGAGCAGGCCGTGCGACATAGTGCGCATGGCCCGCTCGATGGTGCCTTTCTGCTCAGACGCGAAGGGCAGGCACAGCTCGTGCGTGATGCCGAGCCCGGCGAGCGCATCGGTGAATTGGCGGCTGACGTAGTCCTGGCCGTTGTCGGTGCGCACGATTTCGGGCACGCCCCACTCTCGCATGGCATCCCTCAGCGCGGCACAGACTGCTGTGGCCTTGGATGTCTTGGAGACTCGGAACCTGAGCTGGCGGGTGTGCAGGTCGATGACGCCTATCACCGTGTGGCGCCCGTCGGTCAGCATCCAGTCCGCCGGCGTGCTGTCGATTTCCCACACGTGGTTGATGTGGGTGACCCGCTCAGTGTGCGACCCGAAGGCCACCATATACTTGTTCTTCCACTCGTCCGGGTTGGTGATGTAGGTCCAGAACTGGGCGTTGTCGCGCTTCCACCTGGCCATCCAGCGCCCGATGGCTCTCTCGCTGACGATATTGAGATGCGGGTACGCCGCCACGAGGTACTCTTTGATGCGCCGGGGTGTGATTTCCGGGTTGTCGTACATGGCGCCCAGGATCACGGACTGGAGCTCGGGGGTTGTGCTGATCCGGTCGCGCCCGCGCCGGTTACCGTACTGGCTCACGAGCCCATAGATGCCCTGCTCTCGGTACGCCTGGCGCCAGCGGAACAAGGTGCGTTTGGATAGACACCTCGGGAGCCAACACTGGTGCTCCTCCGGGATCTCGATTCGGCCCGCCTGGTATGCATCCCCGAATTCGTCGGCGCACGCACCCGGCACCGTGCCCCATTCCCTCGCGTATTCATCCCAGCGCTGCAGCAGCCAGGCGCGTGCCTCGGCGCGCAGCCTGCGCGGATCGTCTGACTGCAGCCCGGCCCAGCGGGCGAGCCCCTGCTCGCGCCTGCGCTGGCGTTCGTCCGCGCCCGGGTCCATGATGTGGAGCAGAGTTTCCCGCTCGGGTTCGATGACCTGCTGCCGAAACAGATGGGCCTGGGCCGGCAGCGGCAGCGCGCTGATGTGATATTCGATCCCCTTGCCGTGGGCGCGCGGTCGGGACTGCCACTGTTCGCGGGCGGCGCGATCCCGAATACGTCTTTCCGTGCCCGGCAGGCCGGGCAGGCCGGCGAGCTCCGCGGCGGTGTACCATTCAGTCATTGCCAGCCTCGCGCATCAGTTTCTTGAGGCGCCTGATCTGTGCCTCCGTCTCCTCCTTGGCTTTCATCAGCCGCCCGAGCTGCGCGGCGAGGTTTTCGCCACCTACGTACAGGCGTCCACCGCGGACCTCGGCCAGCCACTGGGTGAGAGCATGGGTCCGGCAAGCAACCTCAAGGGCCGGGACGAGCCAGAAGGGTAGATTCCAGGCGTTGCGAGCTTCGGAGGTGTACGCATCCAGCATGGCTTTGGACACGTCGCGGCCTACCAGGCGGGATGCTTCTGCGGCGACGTCGTAGCGGTCGCCCTCGGCTGCCTTGAGGGCATCGGCCAGGAGGTGGGCTACCGTGGAGCGGTAGTCCATCGACGCGGGCACGGGCGACGCCGGGCGCGGCACCTCGAACATATCCAAGGTGCGGTCGTCCCGCTGCCTGGCCATGTCAGGCGGCCCGGCCCTTTTTTACGTTGCGCCGCCCCGGCTGCTTGTGATGGGATCGCTTAACGACCCTTCGTTGGGCGAGTGTGCGCCCCCGGGGGCGGTTGGGACGGCCGTGATCGTCGTAGCGCTCGGGCCACAGGAGCTGGGGCTGTGTGCCCAAGGTATCGGCGATGATTCGCTCCCACTTGGGCAGGGGGTCGCTGAGGGCGATCTGGGCGATTGTCCGGGATACGCCGTGAGCCCGGCTGAGAGCGGCCAGGGACCACCCGCGGAGATGAAGCTGGCGCTTGATCCACTCGCGGCGTTCGGCCGGTGTTTTGGGGATCTCCTGGATGTCTATCGGTTTCATGATCGCTGTGTGTCTATTTGGCTTCAGTTTTACAAACATAGCATCCGACCGGATGCTA